AAACAAAAAGACGAAGCTGCTGCCCGTGTAAAAGCAGATATGAACTATGAGCTGACAGAGCGCATGGTAGAGTATCGTCCCGAGCATGAGCGCCTTCTGTACAGTCTGGGCCTTGCGGGGTCCGCGTTTAAGAAAGTTTACTTTGATCCTAATATGGATCGTCAGACAGCAATCTACATACCGGCTGAAGATGTTATCGTCCCCTATGGTGCTTCTCATATTGAAAGCGCAGAGCGTGTTACGCACGTTATGCGTAAGACCAAGAACGAACTAAAGAAACTTCAGGCGAGTGGTTTCTATGTGGATATAGAGCTTGGGGAACCACAGCCTTATCACACCGATATTGAAGAGCGTAAGGCCGAAGAAGGCGGCTACTCAATTACAGACGACGACCGCTACGCAATATACGAGATACACGCTGATCTTGTAATCGACGACGTTGATGATTCAGAAGACGAGATAGCAAAGCCCTATGTGGTTACGATAGAGCGTGGCACCAACCATGTGCTTGCGATACGCAGGAACTGGAACCCGGATGACGTTCTTATGCAAAAGCGTCAACACTTTGTGCATTACGTATACGTGCCGGGGTTTGGATTTTATGGTCTTGGCTTAATTCATATTATTGGTGGTTACGCCCGAGCCGGTACCAGCCTTATTCGACAACTCGTAGACGCGGGTACCCTGTCGAATCTCCCCGGTGGTATAAAATCACGCGGTCTACGTATTAAGGGTGACGACACGCCAATTGAGCCGGGCGAGTGGCGCGACGTAGATGTGCCATCAGGTAGTATCCGCGACAACATCATGCCCCTTCCGTACAAGGAACCGTCGCAGACACTTCTTGCGCTTTTGAATCAGATCACGCAGGAGGGTCGTAGACTCGGCGCTATCAGCGACATGAACATCTCTGATATGTCGGCAAACGCCCCAGTTGGTACGACACTGGCTCTGCTTGAACGCACTCTCAAGCCTATGGCTGCAGTACAAGCACGCGTTCATTACGCTATGAAGCAGGAGTTCAAGCTCCTCAAGGCTATTATGGCCGAGTACGCACCGGACCAGTATTCTTATCAGCCGTACCGGGGGGAGATTAACGCTCGCAGGGCGGACTATGACTCTGTAGATGTAATTCCTGTCAGTGATCCCAACAGTTCTACTATGGCGCAACGAGTTGTGCAGTATCAGGCTGTGTTACAGATGGCTCAGTCTGCACCACAGATATATGATCTACCACAGTTACACAGGCAGATGATTGAGGTGTTAGGAGTTAAGAACGCTGACAAACTTGTTCCTACCGAAGACGATGCAACGCCGGTCGATCCAGTAAGCGAGAATATGGCGGCACTTGTAGGCAAGCCCATGAAAGCGTTTCTGTATCAGGACCACGATGCTCACATCGCTACGCATATGGCGTTCATGCAAGATCCTATGGTTGCTCAGTCTATCGGCCAGAACCCGCAGGCACAACAGATCATGGCTTCTCTGCAGGCTCACATAGCAGAACACTTAGGGTTCAGTTATCGCAAGCAGATAGAAGATCGTATGGGTGTGGAACTTCCGCCCCCGGATCAGCCGTTGTCTGAAGAGGTCGAAGTACAGCTTGCGAGGCTTGTTGCGGATGCAGGTAAACAGCTTACGGAAGCCCACAAGCAACAGGCAGCACAGCAGCAGGCACAGCAGCAGGCCCAAGACCCTGTTCTCCAGCTACGGCGGGAAGAAGTCGCTATCAAGCAGGCAGAAGTACAGCGTAAGGCACAGAAAGATCAGGTCGATGCCGCAATGCAACAGGCTGATATGCAACGCAAAGCGCAGAAAGATCAGGTCGATGCCGCTATAAATGCTCAAAGAGTAGAGAATGAACAGGCGGGCGTAGTTGTAGACGCGCAGAAAGCGAAAGTTAAATTAGACGCTGAGTCTGATAAACTAGACCTTGAGATTTTCAAGGCCGTAACTGACCCCGGTAAGGGTCAATCATCCTAGAGGAGCTAAAGTATGAAGTGGGTTAAAGATCGAATGAAGGAGCCTTCGTCCTATGCAGCCGCTGGTGTAGCTGTGATGGGCGTGGGTGTAGTTATTAGTCAGCCAATTCTGGTTGTCATTGGTATCGTAGGCGGTGCCGTAGGATTCGTCCTGAAGGAGAAAGGTGTAATCTAACTATGGCAAAAACCGTCTTTGACGTGCTTAACGAACGTATTGGGGAACAACGTTCCTCTGCGGTAGAGTTCCTGTCAAATGGTAGTCCCAAAGACTATGCTGAGTACAAGGAACTATGTGGTGTCATTCGAGGTCTTGACGCTGCTATTTCTCATATAAATGACCTTTCGCGCAACTATTTAGAAGATGGTGAGTTTAATGGCTAAAACAGCAGTAAAACCTATTGCTAGCGAAGAAGATTTTGAAAACCAACTACCTGTTCCTGTAGGGTACAGACTTTTAGTAGCACTGCCTGACATTGACGATCACTACCAAGGTACTTCGCTGCTTAAAACAGATTCAGAGAAACAGCAAGAATACATACTATCCATTATGGGTATCGTAGTAGATATGGGTGGTGGTGCGTATATTGACAAAGAGCGGTTTCCTGACGGCCCTTGGTGCAAGGTAGGCGATTATGTTATGTTCCGTATGAATACGGGTACACGCTTTAAGGTTAACGGTAAAGAGTTCCGCCTTATGAACGACGATTCCATCGAGGCAGTTATTGCTGATCCTCGTGGTATTTGCAAAGTTTAGGAGACAACAGATGCCTTTTGAGAAAGTTGAGTTTGAATTTCCCCCCGCCGACGAAGAAAATAGTACAGAGATAGAGATTGAACCCTCTAGTGCTATGAAGGTTAATACTTCCGGCAAACAACCAGAAGTAGATGTTAAAGAAGCTCCTTCCGAAACTGATGATTTTGAGGTTGAGGTTGTTGATGATACCCCCAAAGCTGACAGAGGGCGTAAGGCATCAGAACCACCGGATGATGTAACTGACGAAGAACTTGAGGACTATTCCGATAAAGTTCGTAAGCGGATAAAGCATTTTAGCAAGGGCTACCATGATGAACGTAGGGCGAAAGAGACCGCGCTGCGTGAACGTGAAGAGCTTGAGCGATACGCCCAACAACTTGTTAACGAGAACAAAGGGCTGAAAGAATCACAAACTAAGAACCAGACTGTTTTGTTAGACCAAGCAAAGCGCAGTGCCGGTTCTGAGCTGGAAGTAGCTAAACGCGAGTATAAAGAAGCATATGAAGCGGGGGATTCTGATGCGGTTGTAGAGGCTCAAGAGAAGCTGACTACAGCTAAAATCAAAGCTGACCGCTTAAACAACATTCAACTTCCTCCTTTACAGGAAGAAGAAGCTGCTGTAGAACAGGTTAATATAGAACAACCCGCCCCAGTACCGGTTGACGAACGAGCTAACGAATGGGCAAGATCCAATACGTGGTTCGGATCAGATGATGAGATGACAAGTTATGTACTGGGGTTGCATAATAAACTTGTCAAATCGGGTGTAGACCCGCAAAGTGATGACTACTACGAGACTATTGATGCTCGTATGCACAAAGTATTCCCTGAGTATTTTGGGGATGCCGAAGAAGAAGAAACGCCAAAACGTCAGGCCAATGTTGTTGCGCCCGCTACGCGGAGTACTTCCCCTAAAAAGGTCGTACTAACGCAAACACAGGTAAACCTAGCGAAACGTTTAGGAATTTCTGTTGAAGACTACGCCAAACAGGTTGCAATCGAGATGAGGAAAGAAGCAAATGGCTGATAATCGAATTAACCGTGAGCAGACGACCAGAGAAAAAACGACCCGTAAAAGAGCTTGGCAGCGCCCCGAGGTGCTTCCCTCACCTACTCCCGAGCCGGGTTATGAATTTCATTGGGTACGTGTAGCTACATTAGGTCAGATTGATGCCACTAATGTTTCCTCAAAACTACGTGAAGGTTGGGAGCCGGTTAAAGCGGCAGATCATCCAGAGATCACGATGGTTACCGTCGAACAAGAAAAGTTTGCCGATAACGTTGTGATTGGGGGTCTAATGCTTTGCAAAGCTCCAAAAGAATTAATTGAAGAGCGCAATGACTACTTTAACACACAAGCCAAAGCGCAGATTTCTTCGGTTGATAACAACCTTATGAGAGAAAACGATCCTCGTATGCCGCTCTTTAATGATCGGAAATCGAAGGTCACTTTTGGTAACGGAACTTAATAAGCTCGGGAGTTATAAACTATGGCTTATCCAACTATCGACGCCCCCTATGGGCTAGTACCCGTCGGTTTGATTGGTGGTCGTTCGTTCGCAGGCGCTACTCGCTCTATGAAGATTGCTAGTAACTACGGTACAGCTATCGGAAAAGGCGATCTAATCAAGCGTGTGAATGACGGAACCATTGAACGTGATGGAAGCACTACGGCTTTCCCAGCTACTGGGACGCTAGGTGTTTTTATGGGTTGCAGTTATACGGACCCAAACAGCGGTCAGACGACATTCAACAACCAGTATCCGGGCAGCATTGTTGCTAGTGATATTGAAGCGTTCGTTGTTGAAGACCCTGATATTATCTTGAAGGCTGCTATTTGTTCTTCAGGTACGACGATGGCAACACTGGGAAGAACTGTTATTGGTAACAAGGCTTCAATCATTAGCAATACGTTAAACACTGCTAATGGGCGGTCTAAGCTGGCTATCAATAATAGTGTTGCTACGACTTCGACACTGCCATTTCAGATTATTGATGTGGTTGACAGCACTGCTACGGGTACTGATACTTTCCAAGAAGTGCTTGTGATCTACAGTGCCCATACTGATAATGGTAGTAACGTGTTCATCGGTGGACATGCCTATCGTAACCCTGTTGGACTGTAGGAGGTGAACAATGGCTATTTCACGCGCCCAACTACTTAAAGAACTCCTCCCCGGCCTCAACGCTCTGTTTGGTATGGAGTATGCTAAGTACGGTGAAGAACATAAAGAGATTTTCGAACAGGAAACCTCTGATCGTTCTTTTGAGGAAGAAACGAAACTGTCAGGCTTTTCTGCTGCACCGGTCAAGGACGAAGGCTCTGCCATCGAATATGACAACGCACAGGAAGCGTGGACGGCTCGTTACACACACGAAACCGTTGCGATGGGATTCTCAGTCACTGAGGAAGCCGTTGAAGATAACTTGTATGACTCTTTGTCTGCTCGTTATACGAAGGCTCTTGCCCGCGCTATGGCCTATACGAAACAAGTTAAAGGGGCGGCTATCCTTAACGATGCCTTCTCCACGACTTATGGTGACGGTGTAGCACTCTGCTCCACGGCTCATCCGCTTGTTTCGGGCGGTACCAACTCCAACACGCCCGCCACGGCTGCTGATCTTAACGAAACCTCTCTTGAGGCGGCTGTTATCCAGATTGGTGGTTGGACGGACGAACGTGGTCTGTTGATTGCCGCACGCCCTCGTAAACTTGTTATTCCTTCCAACCTGCAGTTTGTTGCTACACGGTTGTTGGAAACTGAGGGTCGCGTAAACACGGCAGACAATGACCTCAATGCTCTCAAGAACAACGGTTCTATTCCTGAAGGCTATGCGGTCAACCACTATCTGACGGATACAGATGCGTGGTTCCTTATGACTGACGTACCAAACGGTCTGAAGCACTTTGTTCGCGCTCCGATGTCTACATCTATGGATGCTGACTTTGACACGGGCAACAGCCGCTACAAGGCTCGGGAACGTTATTCGTTCGGTGTCTCTGATCCCCTTGGGGTCTTTGGTTCACCCGGAGCCTAAATCGGGTACTAAAGGGGGGGTACTTGCTACCCCCCTTTTTTTATTGTATAATAACTTATCCCTGACAGTTGCATTGTGCGGCTGACACTAGCCAAGACAGGAGATACTCATGGCTAACACGACTTTTAACGGACCCGTTCGTTCCGAAAACGGGTTTGAAGTAATCAATAAAGCAGCCAGCACGGGTGTTGAAACTACCACCTTTGATGTTGCTTCTACCGGTATTGTTACGAATAAGTATGTAAAGCACGTTGGCTTTGCTACCGGTGTTACCGTAAACAGCACAGCGGGTGACAGCGCCGCAATTGGCGAGTTTACTCAGCCAGCTAACACGATTATTACTGACATCAAGATTTTCTGTGTTACCGCTCCAGTTATTGGAACGGGAGATATTGGTTATGAGGTTGGAACGTCTAGCTCTGGCGCACAGATTGTAGCGGCTGTAACGGATGAAATCCTTGACGGTGGAACCACTGTCGTTGTCGGCAACGTGACAACTACTACATTGGTAGCGACGACGCAGAGCGCAACTACTGCTCCAGTTTCCGCCCAATACGCTTCGGCGGAACGGACCATCTTCTGCAATATCACCAATACTGTAGACGCAACCACTGCTGGCTCTTTTACGTTCATCATTGAGTATGTGCAGGTTGCATAGGGGGGGAGTAAACTATGTCCTCTGATATTCAATCTACGTTTGTTGAGGCCGCTACTGCGGACCCTGATGGCATTTCAACAGCCGCTGCTGTGGGTAATAATGCTAGCCTAGTTATTGGTGGCGCTCTTGCCTCTGGTGGCGCGGTTACATTTGACGAACCCAGAAACATTACCATTCTTAGTGCTGCCGATGATTCTGGTATATCGTTTACGGCTACAGGTACTGATGAAACAGGGTCTGCTGTAACTGAGTCAATTACCGGAGCAGATACCGGTACAGCAACAGGTTCTACTTTCTTCGCCACTATATCGTCTATTGCGGCGGTAGGTAATCCGGCTGGTAATGTTAGCGCTGGTTCTGGAACATCCATTGCTGCTCCTATATTTAGGGGTCGTATGCGGCTTCGGGGTCTATACGCAGTTAATACTGCGACTGCTGGCACTATTACCTTCAGACAAGGTTCTTCTACGGGTAGCATTCGTATGCAGTTCAACACTGTAGCTTCTGCGAATACTACACAGTATCCAGACGTTCCTGATGACGGGATTGTGTTTGCTGGTGGGGGATATGTTCTTTACACCCAAACACACCTATCATCTATGACGGTGTTTTATGTAGGGTAGTTCTATGCGGTCATATTACAAATCTGGGGGTACGGTAAAGAATAAGCGTAAACCTGACAATATGCCTGCTAGGAATAAGAAGAACTTTCGTTCCACTAAGTCCGGTGCAGGTATGACTAAGGCCGGGGTGGCTTCGTATAGACGCAAAAACCCCGGCAGCAAACTAAAGACTGCTGTTACAGGCAAAGTCAAACCCGGTAGTAAAGCAGCTAACAGACGCAAATCTTATTGCGCCCGTTCTGCTGGGCAAATGAAGAAGTTTCCTAAAGCAGCTAAAGATCCTAACAGCCGTTTAAGACAGGCTAGAAAACGTTGGAAGTGTTAGATGCGTAAAAAAATTAGTGCTAGACAAAAAGCTACGTTAAAGAAACATTCTAAACATCATACCGCCAAACATATGGCGCAGATGAAGAAGGATATGCGTAAAGGTAGCTCGTTTAAAGCCTCACATAACAAAGCTATGAAGAAAGTAGGAAGATAAAATGAAGAAAGACATGAAGAAAAAG